TCTTCTTCCTGCCGCGTGCGCGGGGCAGCGAGGTGGCCGTCGGTGCCGTGAGCGGACCCGTTGCGACTGTGCACCCACAGCGGGTACTCGGGCCCGCTCATTCGTGGCATGCCACGGTCTTCGATCTCACTGTCACAGTGTTGGCAGATGCGGAATGACGGGTTGAGCTGCTCCCAGACGTTCATGCCATGCCCTCCAGGTTCCGCATCCGCCGCTTGCGTCGTGAGTCCCGCCATGCCAGGTGCTCCTCGTCGCTCTTGAGGAACTCCACCAGCCGGGCCTGGCCCACCTCTTCGGCCTTGGCACGGATCGCCTGGATCCCCGCTTCGATGATGCTGTTGACCAGCGTGGTGTTGGGAACCGCCTCCAGGTTCCCCACGCCAGTCAACTGCCGCAGGGCCACGGCTTCGTCGGTGTCGGGCTGCTTGAGGCGCGTGACGAAGTCCGCCTTCTCCCCTGTCAGCCGTGTCGTTGTCTTCAACTCGCTCATGCCATCAATCTACCGCGAAAACGATGGCAGAACACCTAGACTTGTGCCATCACCTTATCGATCAGATAATGCCCCACCCGTACGGCACAACCACTCAGCCCTCAATGGCAATCATCACGTCCGCTGGGCTCTTCTGTGCAGAGGTGCGGGCGGTGTCAGCAGCGTCGTCCCAGCGCCCCTCACTGGCGGCGCGGACGGCGTCGGCAGGGTAGCGGCGGTGGTTCCCTCTGGTGCGCACGGACCGGAGCTGCCCGTTGCGTGCGTACTTGGCGAGGGTGCGCGTGTTCACGGCGAGCAGGGATGCCGCCTCACGGGGCGTCAGCAGTACTTCGAACTCATGCTCGATGGGGTCGCCGTCGGTGTCAACGAGAGGTCGGTGCGTCATGTGGTCTCCAATGTCGACAAGTAATCAGATCCACACAACGGTATACCTACAAGATCCACACTAAGGAAGCACTTGTCGGAAAATTTTTATTTTTCCCTGACGGTCTCTGGAGACTTCCGGCCACCCAGAACCCGGATAACAGAAAACTGCTGTGATCTGCGTCACTAGAGACGTTGAAAGTTTTATAAGAAATAGATCATCCGTATACTTAAACTGACGCCGCTGACCCTCTCTGCCTGGTCGGCGTGTGCGTGCGGAAAGCGCCTGGCTACCACGATGGCCGGGCGCTTTTGCATTTATCCATGGAGAGGGAAGGCGACGGGCATGCACGAAGACAACCTGCCCACGCCCTTCGAGTCGGACGAGGACTTCTTCCCCGAGAAGGCCCCCGAAGGCCATCCGAAGTACCACTCCTGGAAACGTGACCGTGAAGCGTCCCGGCTCGCCGCGATCGGACACTCCCTGGAGGAGATCGCCGAGACGCTGAACCTGCGCGACTCCATCACGGGAGAGTTCGACCCGCGGCGCGCAGCCAAGGCCGTTCAGCGCGGTCTGACCACGGTGTACCGGTTCACCACCGACGAGATGCGGCTGCAGGAACTGCAGTCCCTCGACGAGATGGAACGTCACCTGTGGCAGTCGCTGCGGCGCGAGCACGTGCTGGTTCAGCAGGGACGCGTCATCATGATCGAGGGCGCGGTCGTCCAGGACGAACGCTTCGTGCTCGAAGCCCTGGACCGCATCCTGAAGATCAAGGAGCGCCGGGCAAAGTACCTGGGCCTGGACGCGCAGATCCGCCTGTCCGTCGAGGCCGACCAGATCGGCGGCGAGATCGCCCAGCTGATTGCCATGATCAACGCCACCGACGACGCCACCCGAGAGGCCGTGGCCCCCGCGTTCAGCGAGGAGACAGCATGACACTGCGCGCCCAGTTCACCTTCGCTTCTGTGCTGATGCTGGCCGGAATGCTGCTGACGGCCTACGCCTTCTACACGCTGGACGGCCATCCGAAGATGTACCTGCCCATCGTGGCCTGGGCAGCCTGTGTGGAGTACACCGTCGGCCGGATCTGGTGGAACGACGCGCGTATCGCGTATGCCAAGTGGCGCACCCGTCCCTGATAGTGAAGACTGTCCGCCGAAGGAGACGAGAGAAAGCGAGAGAGGGGCAGTGATGGAAGCACAGGCTGTCAAGGATGCCACGCAGGCTGACGGGCGCGACACCTCGCGCAAGCTCACCCCGCTCGGGGCGATCAACACCCGCGAGGCCGCGCTGCGGTCCGGATGGGTGGCGGAAGCCGCAGCTCAGCGACGGGGCGGAACAACCACCTTCAACTCCGCGGTATAGCCGTCCAAAGTCAGCACCACAAAGCGGGCCTTCCCATAGGCCCGCTTTTGCTTTGCCGTCTCAATGTTCATGACGCGAGGAGCCGTCCATGGCCGACTGGGTGGTCACTGACGGACCGCTGTGGCAGAAGCTTTCCGAGGTTCGGCGCACGGAGATCAGCACCTGGCTGCGCATGAACGGGGTCAGTCCGAGGCTTGTGCCGGTGGACGCAACCGTCATGGTCGCCGAGTCCGCTCCTGGCATCTGGGAGATCCGCTACGAGGAGTACCCGACAGACAGGGACGGCAACATCGTCTTCATCGACACCGACTCCGCTGGCATTCAGGCCCGTTCGGTGCCGCTGGTCATCGATCCACCCATGCACTGGCTGATTCCGGCGGTGCCCACAAGTTGAACCGTGGAGGCCGCATGTATGAGTACGCGGCCCGCCTGGTCCGTGTGGTCGACGGGGACACCTGGATCTTCGACATCGACCTCGGCTGCTCAGTGTGGATTCACGGCCGCCGCATCCGTGCTGCGAGGATCAACTGCCCTGAGGTGTCAACGGATGCGGGCCTTGCCGCCAAGTCGTACGCCGTGGACTGGTTCGCCCACTACGCCCCTGACGGCATGGTCACCCTGCAGACCCAGATGGATCACAGCGACGACTACGGACGACTGCTCGGGACTGTCCTGGCTGGCGGCCACAACCTCAACGACGATCTCCTCGCGGCGGGATATGCCGCCGTGTACGCATGAACGCAGGCTGAAGCCTTCGAAGGAGCGCACATCGTGCTGGACCTTCTGTGCTATCTGCTCGCCCTCATCTTCTCCGGACTGGCGGTCTTCTCTGGCCCGCCGCTTCCCTCTCTTGACCGTCTTCGGCTTCTGGCCGCCGGGTTCACATGTTTCGTGATCCCGTTCCTCGTGCACGCCGCTCACTCCATGTAGGAAGCCATGACGACCGACCTCGGCGGGCTGGACGTCGAGGCCATGCAGGCGCTCGTCGAAAAGCTGGTTCGTACAGGCGACACCAAGCGCCTGAAGCTGGTCCACGCACAGCTCAAGGCTGCGGTGGACCGAAAGCAGTCCCTGACCCGGCAGTCCAAGTACATGTCGGACCCAGAGTTGTGGGTGACCGAACGCCTGCAGCAGGCGGTCTGGTCGAAACAGCGGGACATCCTGCAGTCAGTTCGGGATCACCGCCGTACGGCCGTCCACAGTTGTCATGGCATTGGCAAGTCACACGTGGCAGCGCTGGCAATCTCCTGGTGGCTGGACGCCCACCCGCCTGGCGAAGCGTTCGTGGTCACCACGGCCCCGACGACTGCGCAGGTGCGTGCGATTCTCTGGCGCTACGTGCGCCGGTTCCACAAGTCGGTGGGTCTGCCTGGCCGTGTGAACCAGACGGAATGGCTGATTGACGAGGAGATCGTCGCCTACGGCCGTAAGCCTGCTGACCAGGACGAATCGGCCTTCCAGGGTATTCACGCACGGTACGTGCTCGTCGTCATCGACGAGGCGTGCGGCGTGCCCGAGCAGTTGTGGGTTGCCGCCGACGCGCTGGCCACCGGCCCGGACTGCCGCATCCTCGCGATCGGCAACCCGGACAACTCGGCTACGCACTTCTTCAAGGTGTGCCAGCCGGGATCAGGCTGGAACACGCTGAGCATCTCCGCTTTCGATTCCCCGAACTTCACGGGCGAGCCGGTCAGTGAGGCAGTGGCTGCGTCGCTGGTGTCGAAGGTGTGGGTCGAGGAGAAGAAGCTGGACTGGGGCGAAGACAACGCCCTGTACCGTTCCAAGGTTCTCGGCCAGTTCTCCGTGGACGCCGCGGATACGGTGGTGCGCGCCTCGGACGTGGCCGCCTGCCGGATCGACCCGGAGACGAAGTACTCTCCCGCCGACCTGTCCCCCGTTGAACTGGGTGTGGACGTCGGTGGTGGATCCGACGAGACGGTCATCCGTGAACGTCGTGGCATCCTGGCTGGTCGTGAGTGGCGCATCCGCACCGACCGGCCGGAGAAGATAGCCCCGCTGGTCCTGCGAGCACTCAGGATCAGCGGCGCAACCAAGGTGAAGATCGACTCGATCGGTGTCGGCTTCGGTGTGATCGGTGAGCTGCGCAACGCGGCCCGTCGCGGTGAGCATCAGGCGCAGATCATCGGCGTGAACGTTTCGGCGAACCCGCGGGACAAAAAGAAGTTCGTGAACCTGCGTGCCGAAATGTGGTGGACGATCGGCCGGGAGTTCTCCTCCTCCGGCTTCTGGGACCTGTCCCAGATGGAGAACCCCGACACGGCGTGCGCCCAACTGCTGTGGCCCCGCTGGTTCTTGGACTCCAAGGGCCGCATCCAGGTCGAGCCGAAGGATGACATCATCAAGCGGTGCGGACGGTCCCCGGACAATGCCGACGCGCTGCTGCTGGCCTACTACAACGGGGTCACACCGCGCATGCGGTTCCTGTGACTCAAGGGGAGATCATGGAACATTCCGACCTCGTGCGTGAGCTGACGAAGATGGCTGACACGCTTGTCTGGGCAGAGAAGTACCTGACTCTGGAAAACGAGGCTAACGCCGCTCTGCACATGAACGAACGCGTCTTCTACAGTCCACTGACGGCGCAGGTTCATGAGTGCAATCTTGCGCTGACCAGGGTTCTTTCTGACCTTGCCGCTGAGGACGCGTGATGTACGAGGACTACGTGAGCTATCACGCTCGCGTCCTGGAGGGTGTGCGGACAGCACGCGTGAAGGCCATCGTGGAGATGCGGCTGCCCCGGGATCAGTACGAGGCGTCTTGCGTGCATCACGACGTTCCTGCCGTGGCGCTGTGGGTGCATTCCGACACGGGCGAAGTATCGCCGCTGTGCAACGAGCACCTGCGGGCCAGTCTGGAGGAATACGACCGCGAGGCTGAGAGTTATCCGCCAGCGATCGTCCCACTGAAGCGGGTGGACCGATGAACGACCGGAACACGCGCAGAACGCTTCTGCCGAAGCTGAACCCGGATGCTGGCGCAGCGATCGCTTCCGGCCTCCTGGCCCTGGGTGCCGTCGCACTGATCGCCTACGGCATCGCGATGATCTACCTTCCAGCAGGTGTAATCGCTGGCGGTGTCGCCCTCGCTGTCTTGCAGTGGTACTTCTTCGGTGGCAGATGACTCGGTCGCGGGCCGTCGCGCCATAGCGTGGGCCGGATGGGACGGCCCGCGTCGAGCCAGTGAGATGACACCACTGAGTACGACTGTATGGAAAAGTTAAGAGCAGTCAACGCTTGTGACAGCGCTTCTTCCGGTGTGCACGGAAGGAGCGCTAGTTCTTTTCAGCACGTACACGGGACCTGTCGCCGTGATCACGGCCTCCTCCCCATCCAATCTTCTCGGCGCGCACGCTGGGGTGGCGGGGGTCGGTGAGCTCGATGTTCCTGCCGATTGCGCGCAGGTACGCCTGAACCACGTTGAACCGGACGTTCGGGAAGTCCTTCTCGATCTGACCGACGCGCGCCTTGTGCACTCCCATACGGCGCGCTACCTCCAACTGCGACAGCCCCTTGAGGCGTCGCAGGTCGGCAAGCAGCAGTTCGGTCGTTTCTGTCACTTCTGTCTCTTTCTCTCGAACGTACGAGCGGGTAACCCCACTCTATCTCATGCGTAAGGAGCGTCCATGGCACGCACGCTGCTCGGCGCGCTCCCCTTCCTGAAGAACAAGGCCCCTGTCCCATACGTACCCAGTGGTGTGGGCAGGCGGGGATGGATGCCCGCCACCTCTTCCACTGGCGGCATGCAGGCGCAGATGCAGGCCGTCGAGCGCGTGGGCACGCTCTTTGCGATCGTCGACCGGATTATCACCGCGTACTCGCAGGTCGAGTGGCGGTTGTACCGGGTCCCCAAGGACGGACGTCGCCGGTACGACCCCGGGACCTCCGGAACGCAGGACCCGCGGGTCGAGGTCACCAAGCATCCGGCGCTGGATCTGTGGAAGCGCCCGAACCCCTTCTTCTTCGGATCAGCCTTCCGTGAGTCGTGCCAGCAGCACGAGGAGTTGACCGGAGAGCAGTACTGGCTCATCGTAAAGAACCGCTTCGGACTCCCCCAAGAGCTGTGGTTCGTACGACCGGACCGTATGGAGCCAGTACCCGATTCCAACAACTTCCTGGCCGGGTACATCTACCACGGTCCCGGTGGTGAGGACGTGCCGCTCAAGACGGAGGACGTGATCTTCCTCCGTCGTCCTCACCCATCAGACCCTTACCGCGGGCTTGGTGCTGTCCAGTCGATCCTCGGCGACCTGGACGCCCGGTATCTGTCCACCGAGTACAACCGGAACTTTTTCCTTAATTCGGCGACTCCTGGTGGTGTCATCGAAGCCGAGAACAACATCTCGGACGAGGACTTCAATCAGTTCCAGGCACGCTGGTCGGAAACCCACAAGGGCGTCGCCAACGCACACCGCGTGGCGATTCTCGAAGCTGGAATGAAGTGGGTCGACCGTAAGTACACGATGGACGACATGCAGTTCGTCGAGCTGCAGGAAGCGTCCCGCGAGACGATTCGCGAGGCTTTCGGTTTCCCGAAGGCCATGACGGGCGCTACCGACGATGTGAACAAGGCCAACGCCTATGCCGGTGAGGTCATGTTCGCCCGGTGGATGACGAAGCCGCGCCTTCTGCGCACCAAGGAAGCACTGAACACCTTGCTGCTCCCCATGTATGGGCGTTCTGCTGAGGGCCTCGAATTTGACTTCGTGAACCCCGTACCGGAAGACGACGAAATCTCGGCACAGGTTCTGTTCAACAAGGCGCAGTCGGCGAAGTACCTGGCCGACACGGGGCTGTGGGAAGCGGAAGACATTCTCGTCACCGTTGGGCTTCCCGCGATGCGCGAGCTCCCCGAGCCCCGCCCCGCTGCTTCTGCTGGCGGAAAACAGCCTGTCCAGGAGCACGCCGAACGGCCTGCCGAAGAGCCGACACCGCCGGTTTACATCGAAGAAGAACGCAGACCTGATGAAGAACTAAAGCCCACAGGGCGGGCTCCTCTTCATCGGGGCTGGACATCGCCGCCCGAGGAGGCGACTCAATGAGCTGGATCGAGCTCGTGGCTCAGCGCCGTTCTCCAACGGCACCGCCTGGCCTGAAGCCGCCAGAAAATGCGGCCGACTGGTACACCATCAGCAACTCTGCGACGGAGCCGGACGCAACCGACGTCTATGTCTACAACGACATTGG